CGCGCGCGGCGCCTCTGTTGCTGATGCTGCGTTTGTGCTGGCTGGCGGTGGGGATGCCGAGGCGCGCTGGGCGCCAGGCATCGCTTCCTTGTTCGCAGTCGAGGGTGATGAGGTTCATAGCGGGATGTCCTCGCCGGGTTCGTAGCTTCCCTCCGGTGCGGTTTCTGCTTCGGGCTGCACCGGGGCAGGCGGTTCGGCGGCCGGGGCGTGTTTGCGCATCGTGGCGATGAGTTCGTTCGCTTTTTTCGCCGTCATGTCTTCCATACGCTCTACGCCTACGTAGGCCAGCATCTTCCCTTCTTCTTTCCCGGTGCGTGACAGCAGGTCGCGCAGTTCGGCGATTTGTTCGTCGCTGGCCAGCACTTCAGCAACGGCCGGGCGTGGCGCATCGGCGGTGCGCTCGGCTTCGTCCGGGTCGGCGATGCCGGAAAATCCGAAGGCGTAGCGCGCGGCCTGAATGGTGGCCTTGTGGCGCAACATCCGGTTTGGCCATTGTCGCCACGGGTCGGTGTTACGTTTGCACTCGTCCATGTATTCGGTCATTTCCACCGGGTGCGTTCGGTCTTTGCGGTAGATGCGGCAGGTAACGGCGCGCAGGGCACCGCTGTCATCGAGGGTGTCGCGAAACTCCATGCCGTCAAAATCCGGGTGGCTGTTGATGATTTTCAGCCAGCCGTCAATGGACACGATGGGTTGCACGCCGCCACCTTTCGCCGGGAAGGCGTAGATTTCTTTGGTGATCGGATTGAGCTTGTACTCTTTCGCCACCATGAGAAACGCGGTGATTTGTTCGGGGCGCACGTTCGGCGAGGGCATGATGGTGCTGGCCAGCACGTCGCTGAAGGCTTTGATGTCTGTCGTGCCTGCAATGGCGGCAACGGCACTTAGTACGTCATGGGGGACGGGCAGATTCATGTTCAGGCTCCTCGGTTCAGTTTGATTTCAGCGCGCAGGCTGTTCTTCAGGTTGTTGGCAATCGCTTTGGCGTTGGTGAGGGTGGTGTTCATCTTCACGGTGATGATGTACTCCAGCACCGGTTCGTCGTGCGTCGTCTCTGGCATCGGTTGGGGTTCTGTTGTCGCTGCGGTTCCCGCCTTCGCCCGTTCTTCTGCTGCTATTTTTTCGCGTAGTTCCGCCTCTGTTTTGGCGGCGGCTTCTGCTTCGATGCGCGCTTTTTCTGCCGCCTGGCGCTCGTCGTCGGCGGCAATTCGGGCGGCAATGGCGTCTTCAAAACCGCTATCCAACGCAAGCAGGTCGTCAATGTCGGCGAACAGGTGCAGGCGGTCGGCAGGGATTTGTGCATAGCGCGCTTGCATGTACGCTTCGGTTTTGCCGATGAGTGTCGTCCAGTTCGCCAAGACTTCGGCGCAGCCCTTCTCTAGTCCGGCAAGTGTTTTTTTGCCTTTGGTCGCTTCGGCCAGCACACCGTCCAGCTCGTCAATGCGCAGCACTTTGCGCATCGCTGCTTGCAGGCGGGCATCGCATCCGGCAAGCGCTTTGTGGATGCCGTCACGGGTGCGGCTGGTGATTTCTTCTTTGACTTTTGCCTTCTGCGCCTTCACCTGTTTGTCGAGGGCAAGGCGGGTTTGTGCCAGCAGCGCGATGATTTCGTCGGTGGTGTCGAGTAGTTTGCGCACGTCTTGCGCTTCGGAAAGCGCAGCATCGCGTGCTTCCTTGATGGCGTCCTCGGCGTTTTTGAAGTCTTTGACTTGTTGCTCTGCGGCGGCAAAGTCCTCGTCGGTCTTGAGGTCGGTATTGACCTTGGCGATTTCGGCGCGGACGCTTGCGGCCACGTCGTCAATGTTGCTGGCGACGATGGCGGATTGGATTTTCAGGATGATTTCGGTGTTCATGCGGCTTTCCTTCCTTCAATGAGTTCTCGGACTGCTTCTTCCAGTTGGGCGACGTTGCCCGCATTGAGCAAATGGCGCACTTCTGTTGTTTCGCCTTCTTCCCTGCGATAGGTTCGCAGGTAGCAGCTGAATGGCCCGTTGTCGCGCCGGTAGATTTCGACGCTCGCCCATTCGCTACCCAAGGAGGCTGCGACAAGTGCCTTCTCTTTGTCACAAATGATGTTCAGGTAGTCGTAATGGCTGCCCAGCATGCGGGCGATGCGTTGCCCAGCTTTTGTCAGCGGCGAGTTCATGTTCATTTGTGCCTCTCCCAGTTTTTACAGGCGGCGATTTGGTCGGCCGTCAGGTCGTGGCGCGCACATTGTTCGCGCACCCATTCGCGGTGTGCCGCGGTATTGATGACGGCGGGCGGGTTGTCTTCGCCGCCCGGTACGATGGCGACGGTTATCAGCAGCGCGCCCGCGAGGATGTCTTCGAGCAAGGCGTTCATGCGGGCACCTCTATTTCGCCTGCCTCAAGCAAGGTGTCGCGGTTTTTCAACCAGCGGCGCATCTTGCGCGCCTTGATGGGCAGCCCCATCATTTTCGCCATGTCGCGCCACGCGGTCGCAGCCAGCGGTACACCGCTGCTAGTGAATCCGCCGATACGTTTGCCGCTCTCGTCGAAGTAAAATTCCACCTCGCGGGCTCGCCCGAGGGCGTCGGTGTATGCGCCCGTAAGCGCATACCCGTTTGAAGTCTTGAGAATCGTCGTTTTCATGCGGCCTCCCGGTCTTCAGCGCGGGCAATCAACCATTCGGTGTAGGCTTCGTCCGCTTCTTTTTGCAGGTCGCGGTAGGGGATGTAGGCATCAAGCATGTCGGCAAGGATTCCCGCCCAGTCGCTTTCGTAGTAGTCCCCGAAGTCTTCGCGATCGAGTTCTTCGCCTGCGTCGTCCAGGATGATGACGACGCTGCCTTCGGCTTTGACAAAGACGCTTTCGCTCACTTCTTCGCTCCATTCTTCCGGTTCCCAGTAGGTCGCTTGCCGCAGCAGTTTTTGTCCGTACCAGCGGCAGACTTCGATGCTTCCGTCTTGGTACAAGCCGACTTCGTAGGTGTCGTCCAGTTGCTTTGCCAGTTCGTGCAGGTTCATGTTCTTGGCTCCATCGTGTTCGTTTCGATGGGTGCATTTTAGGAAAACCTAAAGATGAAGGCAAGGGAAATTTTAGGAAAACTTAAAGTATTTTAACAAGCGACTGTTTATGAAATAGAAAAATCTTTAACCTCTGTTAAAAGCGGTATAGCTTGGCGCGCACAGACAACAAAAAACCGCCTCATGGGCGGCGGTCAAATCATCATCAAATCTTGCAAACCTGCGCGGTTGCGGGTTTGGTGCGGGGGGTACGGGATGCGGGGTTGGGTAGTGGTCAAATCTTCGGACAAGAAAAGCCCGCACGGGGCGGGGTTTGTGGGGATTCTATATTATGCAGTTTGCGCCAAGGCTTCCTGCCTGCGCACATGGATAGCTTCGGCAATGCTCTTCTGCACTTCACGGCTGCCACCTGCAAGGCGCAGTTTTCGCACCAGTGCCTCATAGCCGTAAAACATGACCAGTACCCCGATGCTCTCATCAGCAAACGATTTGGACAGGTACTCTACCCCATCAAGGGCAACCGTCACGGTAGCCACGTTGCTGTCTTGCAACAAGGCGGCGATAGCGTCGCGGTATTCCCGTGCCGCTTCGCGCGAAGAAAGGCTGCCTGCCGGGAAGCGTATCGTATTATTCATACCTGAATCCCCCACTTATAATTTCAAGAATCTGATTTACATCGTTATTTTCAGCATCTCCCGCTGTCTTGCCAAGGCCGTCAAGGTAAAGGCGGCATGAGATTATAACACCCGGCCACGTCCAGACAGCTTGTTGCACAGAATCTTCATGTCCGGTTCTGTCAATACTGTACACCGTATCGCCAGAAGCGATTTCCAGCTCACCATGATGATTCTTCACCAGCTTGACCAGTTCCGCCAGCCCAAAACCCTGATGGTGGTTCTCTTCACGGTGCAGCGCGCTATTTCCCATGGGATTGCCAATAAAATCATCCGGCAACGACTGGATAAAATCATCGTGTTTCATCCGCTTTTGCTTTTCTTTGACAGAAGAATTGCCTTCCTGCAAACACCAATGAATTGCGGCTGTATGTGATTCTGCATCAATTCCTGCATTTTGCAGCACAGAAAGGAACCCGCCGCCCAGGTCGGCAACGGCAAATTCAATGCTTTTTCTCTTGCCATAGTATTGTGCCATGGAAAATCCGGTAGATTTCCCGTGTGACCAAACATTGTCATGCAATTCACCAATCACATGATTGAGTGCGGTTTTGCTGGCAGGCGGTATATCGTGGGGCAGATTACTGTTAATGCAGGATTTGAGCTGGTTATTTGCCGCATTGACAGCATAAGGGGTTTCCAGTTTGGCCAGAGTAGCATAGCGGTTCCCCTTATTTGGTCTCTGCCAGTTGTCCGTCATGCCCCATAATTTTTCATAAACACCGATGGTGCGCAGATAGCTTTCCGCATCGCTTTCGATACTTGAAATAAAATCTTTTTCATAATGGTATTTTTCCACTACGGCAGACAGCAAAACAATATCGGCAGGCGCAAAGAATCCGCGTGCGCCATATCCTCCTTGTATCCGGTATTCATGGCATTGCCGGAGTTGCACATCTAAATTCATATTCTATTTCCTTGTTTTTGCACTCTAATTTGCGAACTCGCTACACCGTACCGCGTAAACAGAGGGGATAGTTGCAACAAGCACCAAAGCCAATATTGTTTTCATATTTTTCTCCTTATCTTAACATTACTGCATACCAGAAAACTTTGCCGATAATATGAATATCGGTCATGGCTTCTGGTGGCACGATTTCTTCTGGATATTCTTCCTTGTTATAGCTCACTATTCTTAATCCTCCCTGCGGCGTGTGGTAAAGCAATTTTACGCGCAACATATCGTTTTGGCGGAAGGCATATATTTTTCCGCTTTTGATTGTTGTATCTCCTCTATCGATACCAATAGTTGCGCCATCCGCAATAGTTGGTTCCATGCTGGTACCCTGGACAGTGGCAGTTACAACCATTTCCGGGGTTACGCCAAAATTTTTTAGGGAACGTTTTGAAAAACGTAATTTTCTTCTGGTGTATTCATAAGCGGGGGCTATTTCGCCTACCCCTGCGGCAAGCCCTATATCCTTGAAAAATTCCGCTTCGATTTCGTCATCATCTAGCGGCGTATCGTCATCCCAAACGTCAAACCCATCTCCAAGTTCTACTTCATCTTTCTCGCCATATAGCAGGTGATTAACGGATACCCGCAAGACGCTGGCGAGTTTCGCGGCGTTATCAGCCTTTAAGGCGTGGTTGTCGCTCTCCCAGTTGGAGATGGTGACGTTGCTGACGCCTACGGCTTTTGCCAAAGCAACTTGGCTTAATCCGATTTTTTCGCGTGCTTGGCGGATTCTGGCTCCGGTTGTGTTCATGGTGTGCGCTCCTGTTTAAGAAATCTTAAATCGGCTTGCACAAAGTTATCCTAAACTTTATACTTTAGGAAATCCTAAAGGTAGAAAAACAGGTAAACCATGAAAAAAGCAGATGCAATCAAGCACTTCGGCACGCGCATCAGAATTGCAGAGGTGTTGGGGATTAGCCCGGCATCTATTAGCGGATGGGGCGAATTGGTGCCAGAGAAGAACGCAGCACGTTTGGCGGCTGCGTCTGATGGTGCGCTGGTGTATGAGCCCCGCGTTTATGACGCCTATCGCTCACGCAAGCCCGCTATCCCCGAACCCGCAGAAGCGGAGGCCTGACCGTGGGCGCAAAGGAAGAAAGCAGGCTGCTGCTGCGTTTGCCGCCCGCGCTCAAGGCACGGCTAAAGGCGCAGGCAGAAAGAAATCGACGCTCGCTCAATAGCGAGATTGTCGTGATGTTGTCGCAATCCCTTTGTGAACAGGGGGCGATTTTTGAAACCGGAGAAGAGAAATGAACTTACTGGAACCTATCGACGCCCGCGATTTTGCGGAAATCGGAAGCAAGAACAACGGCAGAGAGGTAGTCGCCGCCTTGAATATTATCAAGGCAGCGCATCGGGAGGGGCTGAATTTGGGCGCGCTTATCCGCAATCTTTCGACACTTGGAACAGGTAACGGGGCGCCTTTTGGTGTTTATCCGTTCAAGGATTGATTGTGCTGCCGTTCCAAATCTTGGAGCAGGTTGAACATGCCTTTGACAACCTGAACGTACTCATCCCGCTCATAAGTAACCGAGCTTGGCAGTTCCCTTCTGGTAAAGGCGAGGTAATGCTCTTCGCCGATGGCGGCTTTGTTGATTCTGAATTCTGCCATGGCAACGGCCAGCTTCATTTTTTCTTCAAAGTTCATGCTGTGCTTCCTTGGTTTAAGGATGGTATCAGCATGATAGCAGAAAGGATGCGGGCTGCGAGCAAAAAAAAGCCGCCCGGAGGCGGCGAAGGATTTTTATGAATGAAAACTTTCAAGGAGTAACAGTATGAACCCGTTATTAGCACAACACAAGCAAAACCTGACGATGACCAGCCGCGATATTGCCGAGCTGGTCGAATCCCGTCATGACGACACCAAGCGGTCTATCGAACGCCTTGCCGAGCGCGGGGTTATCGAATTACCGCCATTGGCGGAAATTCCCACGGCGACTAAGCCCGTGCAGGTTTATGTCTTTTCCGGCGAGCAGGGCAAGCGCGACAGCATCGTCGTCGTCGCGCAGTTGTCGCCGGAGTTTACCGCGCGGCTGGTTGACCGCTGGCAGGAATTGGAAGCGCAGTTTGCCGCGCCCGCCCTGCCCGATTTTTCCAACCCGGCCGAGGCGGCGCGGGCATGGGCGGCGCAATACGAGCAGCGGGCAGCGCTGGAGGCGAAGGTCGCGGAAGACGCGCCGAAGGTGGAGTTTTACCACGATGTTACCGGCAGCGACAGCGTGATTGATATGGCAACGGTCGCCAAAGTCCTCAATCGCGGCATCGGTCGCAATCGCCTGTTTGCTTTTCTACGCGATGAGGGCGTGCTGGATGGCCGCAACGCGCCCTATCAGCGTTTTATTGATATGGGCTGGTTCCGCCAGGTGGAGACGAAATGGCAGAAGCCGAACGGAGACTGGCAAATCGGCATCAAGACGGTGGTGTTTCAACGCGGCGTGGAGGGCATTGCCCGCCTGCTGGACAAGAAGGAGGCCGCATGAGTTGGCTGTATGACGAGCCACCGGAGCGCGGCAGGTTTGTCGCGCTGTATGACGATGGCAGCGGCGCGGCGTTGTTTGTCTGGGGTGACGACGGGCATTTGTTGGACGCCGAGGGCGATGACCTTGGCGCGATGGATAGGGAGGAGTTGGATGATTGGCTGTATGAGAGTGGCCATTGTGGCTGTACGGCGTTGCCGGAGGGGTATGCCGTGGGTTTTGGGGTAACGACTACATCGGCGCGGGATACGCGCTGGCGCTTTGTCGAGATGCCCGCGCGTGGCACGCGCTTTGTCGCGCTACGCAAGGACGGCCGCGGGGCGGAGGTGTTTTTTCGCACGCCGATGGGCGCGGTGATGGACACCGATGGCAATGAGCGCTTGCCCGCATGGGCGACCGATGCCGCGCTGGTGTCGTGGTTTGGGGATGCGGGGTTTGCTTTTTGGCTGCCCCTGCCGGACGGGATGCGGTTGTTTTTTGAGGGGCGGTCATGAGAGGGGAAGAAGTATGAACAGCAGCAAACTTTTGATTGATGAATCGCCGTTGCAGTTATTGCCGTCGCTGGCGGAAAAGGTCGGACTGAATGAGGCAGTCGTGTTGCAGCAGGTGCATTACCTGATTGTTGCAGGGCGCACCACCCCCGAACGCGACCGCAAGTTTGACGGCTGGGTGTACAACACGGTCGCAGGCTGGCAGGAGCAGTATTTCAAGTTCTGGTCAACCAAGACGCTGCAACGCGCCATTACCAGCCTGGAAGAGAAAGGTTTGCTGATTTCGCGGCAGGACAGGAACTACAGCAATTTCTACCGCATGAAGTGGTACGCCATCGATTACAAGGCGTTGAACGCGCTGATTGACGAGCCGGAGACGGTCGCCGCCGAGCATGATTTTACCGCGCCGCTGCCACCGCAGCCGAAGCCTTGCCCGCCGTCGGACATTTTGCCCGCACCGTCGGACATTAACAACGCCCCGTCGGACAAGTTGTCCCAGTCGTCGGACATTTTGTCCGCACCGTGGGACAAATTGTCCAGACCGTCGGACAAATTGTCCCAATCCTATACAAAGATTACTACAGAGATTACAACAGAGACTACGGGCAGAGAGGGGTTACGCGCTGGCGCGCGCGCGACCCCGCCCGCCGAGCCACCGCCACCGGCTGACCCGCCACCCGAACCACCAGCCCAGCCTGTTGCCAAGCCGCCACGGTTTGAGCCGTTGTCCGCGTTGTTGGCGTTGGGCGTGGATGCCCAGGTGGCAGCTGATTGGCTGGCGGTGCGCAAGGCCAAACGGGCGGCGCTGACGCAGACGGCGCTGGACGGCATGGTGGACGAGGCGCACAAGGCCGGGATTTCGGTGGCAGAGGCGGTGCGCATTTGTGCCGTGCGTGGTTGGCAGGGCTTCAAGGCGTCGTGGGATTGGCGCGACGACAAACCGCAGGGGCGGACGTTTGACGGCAAGCCGCAGGGCGGGCAGTTGTCGGCGGGAGAGCAGGCGCGGCAACAGGCGCTGCGCATTGCGGAAAAGATGGGCTTAACCCCGGAACAGGTAGGGATTTACGATGCAAACCAATGAGATACCCCAATTCATCCAGATGCTGCACAACTTGTGCGAGATGTACGGCAAGCCACGCATGAGCGATGAGGTGGCGATGCTGCACTTCGGCGCGTTGCAGGATTATTCGCTGGAGGACGTGCGCAAGGGCTTTTTCGCCGCGTTGCGCAACCCGGACAGCGGGCAGTTCATGCCACGCCCGGCGGACGTCATCCGCGAGCTTTCGGGCAGCAGCGACACCCGCGCGGCGACCGCCTGGGCGAAGGTGCGCGAGGCGATTTGCCGCGTCGGCCACATGCCGAGCATCGCCTTTGACGACGCCATCATCCACGCGGTAATTGCCGATATGGGCGGTTGGGTCAAGTTGGCGCTCATCACCAACGACGAGCTGCCGTTCCGCGAGCGCGATTTTTTGCGGATTTATCGCGGCTATATCGGGCGTCCGTTGGGCGACTACCCGCGCTATTTGCCGGGCATGGCCGAGACGGAAAACTTCGCCAAGGGCTACGCCGTCGAGCCGCCGTTGTTGTTGGGCGATGCCAGCAAGGCGGAGCAGGTACTGCTGGCGGGCAGCGACAAGCCGCGCCTTGCGGTGCAGCCGATGCAGGCCGCGCCGGATGTGATTGGCGGCGTGTTGCGCGATATGCGCCGCGATAGCGAGGGCGGCGGGCTACGTCGGCTTGGGATGGAGGTGCCCGCATGACCGGCGCGATGTTGCGGAGTATCCGCAAAGCCTACCGGCTGGATGTGGCGCAGATTGCCAACGCGGCAGGGCTGGCGGTGCAGACGGTACGCATGACGGAGCTCACCGGCAAGTCGTATGCCTGCGGCCGTCAAGACCGGGACGCGCGCCGCCGTGCGCAGGTCTGGCGCGCGTATCTCAAGGCGCTGCGGGTGCTGCGGGTAGGGCGCAAGCCGGTCATCCAAGTGGCGCCAAAGCCCGCCCGGAGCGGCGTGCTGAAGCCGTCGCCGGATGCGGTGCTGGTAGAGCGCGACGGCGTGCGGGAGTGGGTCAAGGTGGTCGAGTACGCCGACGGCCGCAAGTATGGCTTTGTGTGGCGTGATGGCGACTGGTACCGCACCGCGTGGGTCGAGGAGCGCTTTTTGGGGCGCAAGGTCACGCCACGTTTTGCCGAGGGCGACGAGGCATACCCGGATGCCGGGCTGGCGAGGTGGCGCAATGGGTATTGAGCTGGATATTCGCGGCAATGTGCTGCGCGACGGCCATGTTGAGCCGTCGGATGCGCCGGAGTTCTGGAGCGTCTATCGCCGGGAGCAGGACGGCTGCTGGTGCTGGCTCGCCGATTTTGATACGCGGGCAGAGGCGGTGGCTTACGCGGGAGGGTTGCATGGTTAAGCCAGTCAGCGATGGCTATGACGGCCAGTTTTTGGACTGGGTGCTGACGCTGTGTCTCGCCCGCTGGCTCAATCCCGATGTCATCCCGGAGTTGTGCCGCCAGTTTGAGCCGCTGTGTCAGCGACGCAAAGACCGGTTGGCGCTGGTGATGATTCGCAAGAGCAAGCACCCGGAGGCCAAGTTGGATGAGGTGTTTGTGTTCGTTGAGCGCTTGTTGCGGGTGCGGCCATGAAGCGGTTGTTTGTCCTGCGCGGGCAGGATGAGGTATGGCGCAACTTACTGCGCGAGATGGGCGACCGCCTCAAAGATGGCAAGGCGCTTGCGGTCGAGGTGGACGACTACAAGACCAACCGCTCCAAGGCGCAAAACGCGGTTTTCCACATGTGGGCGTCGGATGTGTCTGACGCCACCGGCGAGGCCAAGCACGGCGGGCGCCTCAAGTTGCAGTATTTCGTGCCGGTGCTATTGCGCGATGACGCCAAATGGGCGTGGGTGTGGCGGCAGACGGGGGCGCGACTGTCCTACGAGAAGCAGGTTGAGTTTTTGGGCGAGCCGAATGTGCTGGGCAGTACCAGCCGCTGCACGGTGGCGCAGTTCGCCGAGGCGCTGGACGGGCTTTGGGCGGGCGAGGCGCATTTGGGTTTGCGTAACCCGCAGGATTTTGGACTGGATTGGAGGGTTAGATGAGTATTGGCATCAAGCGCACGCCGGCCGATGATGCGTTCTCCCGCTGTGTGCGCGAGCGCAGCAACTACGTCTGCGAGCGCTGCGGCAAGGTGTACGACCGCAGCAGTATGGGGCTGCATTGTTCGCACCATTTTTCGCGCAGCAATCGCTGCATCCGCTGGTGCGGCGATAACGCGATGGCGCTGTGTTACGCCTGCCATGCCTGGTACGGCGGCAATCCGGTCGATTCCGGGGCGTGGCTGCGCGGCAAACTCGGCGATGGGGTGATCGGAATCCTGCGCGAGAAGATGGCGCGGCGGGTCAAGGTGCCGAAGGGTGAGGAGGCGGAAATCGCCGCCCACTATCGCAAGGAGTTGGCGCGGATGCAGGCGTTGCGCAAGCAGGGCGTTACTGGGCGCATTGAGTTTGAGAGCTGGCAATGACGTTTTCAGAGGTAGAAATGAAACTGGCGCAGTACGCGCAATGGGCGGGCAATCCGCTGCGCCCGCTCAATTTCCCGGGGCAGTCCATCTATGCGCGCGCTATCCCCGATGAGATTGACGAAGATGCCTTGCCGCAGATTAGCGACGATGAGGCGCGAGTTGTGGGCGATGCGCTGCTGGCGCTGAAGCAGCATCAGCCGCAGTCGCATCGGGCGATTGAGGCACGGTTTTTCTTCAGGATGGCCGATGATGAAATCGGGCGGCGTTGTGGTTTGGGTACGCGCAAGCGCGTGCATGAAATCCGCCAGCGCGGCTATGCCTTTTTGCAGGGGAGGTTATCGGTATGAAGCTGCCTGGCAGGTTCCCCAAACTACCCAAAATGGCGGTGCCGCTTTTCTCGCCGGGGACTATCTTCCTCTGCCAAACGCGCGAGGAGTGGATTTCTGCGCACCGTGCCTTGGGTAGCACAGCGAGTATGTTGGAAAGGCGTGGCGCGGCCAACACCTTTCGCGGGCAGGGCGTGCCAGATATTTACCTGCTCGGCGTGTTTGACGGTGCGCCTGCCACGGCGGCGCATGAGGCCGCGCACTTGGTATTTGATATCTGCGCGCAGGCGGGGGTGAAGGTCGCACCCGGCGAGGCCAATGAAACTTTTTGCCATTTGCTCGATGCCGTCGTAGAATTTGCAACCCTCAAAATGAGGAAGCCGGGATGACCCGGCTTCTGTTTTTCAGCGTTTGCTGTCAGGCGTTATATGCTCAGGTTCCCAATGATTGCCCGGTTTTTGCGTAGGGGGCAATTTTTGGTTATCCTTGACTGTGGTGTAGTTATCGGTCTTGCCGCCACGTGGGCCGACTTCCCGATAGATTCCGCCGTCTTTCCCGGTATTTTGGCCGGGTTTCAGTTTGTCAGACATAAAGTCTCCTATAACACCGCGACATTGCGGCGTTTCCTTATTGGGGGCAGTCTAGGATTTTTCAAGACCCTTGCACCCGCCGGGGCTTTTTTGTATAGTGGCTTCACTACTTATACAAAGCGGCTCCCGCATCCGACAACATTGCGGTTTTTTTGTGTCCGTGCTCCATCGTTCGTTTCGCATGGCTACAGGATTTCACCCAGTTTATGGCGGGTTTAGAGCGCCGAATACAATACCTTCGGGGAATAAGCGCCGCCGACTTTGTACGGTAGTTGAGACCCGCCGCCCATTTCGCGGCGACCATAAACTGAAATACAAAGGTGAAACCATGACTACGCAAAAACAAATTGCGCCTGCAATCCTCTCTTTCCAATCCCATTCCGTCCGCACGCTGGTAGAAAACGGCGAACTGCTGTTCAACGCCAAAGACGTGTGCGATGTCCTCGGCTATCAAAATTCCCGCAAAGCCATTGCCGACCACTGCAAGGCAGGGGGTGTAACGAATCGTTACACCCCTACCGATGGAGGCAATCAAGAAATGGCGTACATCAACGAGCCGAACCTGTACCGCCTCATCATCAAATCACGCAAACCGGAAGCGGAAGCCTTTGAAGCGTGGGTAATGGAAGAAGTCCTCCCCACCATCCGCAAGACCGGCGGCTACCGCGCCCCCAAAACCCGCAAGACCTCTCCCGGCGGTCTCACCCTCGAACAAGTCGAGACCATCAAGGCGCTGCACCGTGAGCTGGTCAAGGCCGCACCGAAAGACCAGCAAGCCAGACTGGCGATTACCTTGTGGTCGGCGGTGAAAAGCAAGTTTGGCGTGAGCTACAAGGACGTGCCGCCGGAACACTACGCTGAAATCCTTTCCCTGATGAGCCGCATTGCGATAGAGGGCGAGTTGTTGCCGCCGCCTAAACCCCAAGAGCCGGAAATCCCGGATTATATCGTCATGCTTCCCATCGACATCCGCAGAAACACCCGCTTTGAAATCGTGGTGCATGACGGGCTGGTCGGGCGCTATTATCGCGAGTATGTAACCGACAGTTGCGACTACGGCAAACCGTGGGGAACGCTGCTAAAGGCGGGCTATTGACGTGTCCGCGCAAGAAGTGTACCCTTTCAGGCACAGTAGGGTTGTTGCGTAAATAACCTGACAAGCTCCAAAAAAACAGCCCGCCTTGTGCGGGCTTTTTGTTGTTCGCTCCTTCGGGAGTGCGAATTGAAATGTTGTTCCCGCTCTGCGCAAGCATCGGACTTCCGCCCGCATCACGCGGGCTTTTTTATTGCCTGGAGGCAACCATGAAGCTGACCAAAGAACACCTCGAATCCCTCATTGCCGAAGTGGGTTATAACCGCCTGGACGGCACGACCGTCACTATTTGCGCACTGACTTTGCGCAGCGGGTTTGTGGTTACAGGTGAGTCTGCCTGTCTTGACCCTGCCGGGTTTGACGCGGCAATCGGGCAGGAAATCGCCTACAAAAATGCCTTTGAAAAGCTGTGGCAGTTGGAGGCCTTTCACGTCAAGGCGCTTGCTGCGCTGGAGGGCAACAATGCAGGCTGATTTTCAAACCGCGCTGCGGTTGCTCGCCAAGCATGAGGGCGGCTGGAGCGACCGCGACCGTGATGCCGACCCCGGCGGCAAGACGATGTACGGTATCACCCAGGATACCTACAACGATTGGTGCGACCAAAAGGGCAAGCCGCACGGCGAGGTGCGCCATATCGCCTACACCGAGGCTGCCGCCATCTACCGCGCCAACTATGCCAACCCCATCCGCTACGAGGATTTGCCGCCCGGCATCGGCTACGCGGTGTTCGACCTCGCGGTGAACGCGGGTGTCTCGCGTGCGGTGCGCTTGTTGCAAGAGGTGTTGGGCGTCAAGGCCGACGGTATTGTCGGCAGTCAGACGCTGGCGGCGGTACGTGCCGCTAATCTGCCCGAGCTCATCAAGCGCTACTGCGCCGCCCGCCGCAAGTGGCAGCTCCGCCTGAAGAACGCGAAGAAGAACCCCGGCTGGGTGACGCGCATCAACGACGTGGAGCGCGATGCGTTGCGCATGGCAGGCGAGGCGGACAAGGCGCGCCGCCCGGGGCAGTCGGTGAATGATGCGCGCAGGGCGGCGGTTGCCGCGCGGGGCGATGTGATTACCGAACCGCCGCTTGACCATGTGCCGGATGACGGGCGCGGTGCCAAGGCATACGGTCGCGCTCGTGCGCCTGCCAGCGAGTATGTTGCCCCGGCAACGGGTGCGGCGGCGCTGATTGGCGCGGCGGCAGACACGGCGGCGAGTGCGGGAGATTTGCACGATAATCTCGCCCGCTTCCTGCCGCCGTGGTTATGGTTTGTGGTGCTGGCTGGCGTCATCGGTTATCTCTGCTGGCGGGTGTGGCGTGCTCGCGCGGATTAAGGTCTGGGCGCTGTATGCGCTCGCCGCTGTTGTCGTCGCCCTCGCGGTCGCGGTCAATGTGCTGCGCGCACGCAATGCCCGCCTCGATGCGGAGCTGGAGCGGCGCGAGCGCTCACGTTTGCAGGCCATCGCCGACGGCCTCAAGGAGAGAGCGGCACGCGCCAATCAGGCAGCGGCGGTATCCAAGCGGGAGCGCGAGGAAGCCGAAAAAGGCATGAAGGAAGGACGACGTGACTATTTCGAGAAGTAAGACGGTGGCTTTGGCCGCCGTTTTTGTTTTTGGCGCGGCGGGCTGTGCGCGGACGGAGTTTGTACCTTTGCCACCTGCGCCTTGCCCGCCAATGCCAACTTTGCCGCTCATCAAGGGCGCAGATTTGGCGACGTTGTCCGACGATTCCTACCGCACCCTCGTCGAACGGGAGTTGCGGCTCAAGGAACATATCGGGCAACTGAGGAGCATGTGTGATGACGACGGAAACTGAAGGCAAAAAGGCGCTGTTTGACTGGCGTATCAGTATGGGAAATGTTTTGGTTGTGATCGGCATGGTGGTCAGCGGATTCTGGTATTTCGCCGACGCTGACAAGACCAACGCCCTACAGGACGCAAAGATTGAGAATTACCAAGCGACGCTGCAAACGGCCATTGAGGCCGAGAAGCAGGCGCGCAAGGACGCGGTGCAAGTTGAACAGGTGGCGCGCCGTGAGGCATTGCAAGATTTGCGCGTGCGCATTGATGCCGACCGCGCCGAGATGCGTCAACAGTTCGAGAAGATTAACGACAAGCTCGATGCCCTCGTCAAGTCGCGGGGGCAGTAATGGCACGATTGACCGATGTGCAATGGGAGGAGATGAGAGCCGCCCATGAGGCACATGGCAAATCATTTTCTGAGCTGGCGGAGGAGTATGGCGTCCACAAGTCCAACATCAGCCGCCGGGCGAAAGCCGAGGGCTGGAATCAGGAGAAAACGCAACGCCTCATTTCCGCAACCGTTGAAAACGAAAAAGAAAAGATAGCGTTGCGCAACGAAACGCAACAGCTTAACGCAACGTTGCGCGAAGAGGTGCGTCGCGAAGTAAGCGACCGTTTGGCGCTGGAGCTGCAACGCAATGAGGATTTGCAAAGACTACGAGGAGCCGCGATGACACTCGCAGGTAAAGCAGTGGCGATGGCTGATGCAGCGGAGAAGATTGAAGAAGTGAAGGGTGCGATGGCCGTTGTTGAGGGCGCATCAAGGGTAGTCAAGACGCAAAGCGAATGCGTGCTAGGCAAGACACCCGACACCGCGATCCAAATCAACAACAGCGCCCCGGCGCGCATTGAGCGGGTGATTGTCGATGCGCATTGACACGCCGCGCTGGGCGCTACCGTTACTGCAACCGGCGCGCTACAAGGGCGCGCATGGTGGGCGGGGCGGTGGCAAGTCGCATTTCTTCGCTGAGGCGATTGTTGAGGCGCACCTACTTGACCCCAACAGCAAGACCGTCTGTATCCGTGAGATTCAGAAATCCCTGCGCCACTCGGTGAAGGCGCTGATTGAGGCGAAGATTGAGAAGCTCGGCGTGGTGTCGCATTTCGACATCCAGCGCGACCTGATTTTGAACCGCCACGGTGGCGGGCTGATTATCTTCCAGGGGATGCAGGACCACACCGCCGACAGCATCAAGTCGCTGGAGGATTTTGACCGCGCCTGGATTGAGGAGGCGCAGACCATTTCGGCGCGCTCGCTGCGTCTGCTGCGCCCGACCATCCGCAAGGCAGGTAGTGAGATTTGGGCGTCATGGAATCCCGAAAACGAGACCGACCCGATTGACCAGTTGCTACGGGCAGACCCGCCGCCGGATAGCATCGTGGTTGAGGTCAATCTGCACGACAACCCCTTTGCGAGCAAAGAGACGTGGGATGAGTACGCCAACGACCGAGAGCGCGCCAAGCGACGCCAGGAAGCTGGCGACAAGAATGCCTGGGCGGACTTTGAGCACGTCTGGCATGGCAAGTATGCCGTGCTGTCGGCGGCGCAGGTGCTGGCAGGATGCTATCGCATCGAGGCATTTGAGCCGCAATCAGACTGGGACGGCCCCTATTTCGGGGTGGACTGGGGATTTGCCAGTGACCCGACGGTGATGGTTAAGTGCTGGATAGACGGGCGGACGCTCTATGTTGAGCAAGAGGCATGGGGCGAACACGTGGAGACGGTGGACACGCCCGCGCTGTTTGACCGCATTGACGGCGCGCGCCAGCACATCATCCGCGCCGACAGCGCCCGACCGGAGATGATTAGCCATTTGCGCAACCACGGCTATCCGGGGATGCGGGCAGCGGATAAATGGCCGGGGAGCGTCGAGGACGGCATCGGTTGGCTGCGTGGGATGGAGATTGTGATTCATCCGGGCTGCAAACACGCGCAAGAGGAAGCGCGCCTGTGGAGTTACAAGACCGACCGATTGACCGGCGACGTACTGCCCAAGCTGGAAGACCGGAATAACCATGTTTGGGATGCCTGTATCGCGCACGGCGAAAAGGTCGCCACCCTGCGCGGCAATATTCCGGTGCAAGACGTCGTTGCGGGCGATTGTGTCGCCACCCGTAGCGGCTGGAAACCGGTACTGGCGGCAGCGATGACCCATGCAGACAAACCCGTTTACCGGCTGGAGACGGCAGGGCAAACCCTGCGCGCGACCGGCGACCATCGCGTGTTTGTGGTGGGCAAGGGGTTCATTCGCCTGGACAGTATCAAGCCGGGCGATGAGGTGATTACTTTGGAGAACACGCAATGCAACACGTTGAAACCGTCCGTTACGGCGGGGTTAATTGGCGCAGATACCCCAACTCAATCCGCCGCACCGACCGCGAGTATTTCAGCCGCGCGCCCGACGGGAAGCGCGAATGCTATTTGCACCGGCAAATCTGGGTGGACAACCACGGCGCCATCCCTGACGGCTGGCACATCCACCACAAAGACGGCAATTGTCAAAACAACAGCCTTGAGAATCTGGAATGCCTGTCGCCGCGTGAACACATTGGCGAGCGGCATAAACCTTGGGGCAGGCGGCGTGATGAGCTTATCGCGCGGCTGGCACGCATCCGCCCGCTCACCAAAGCATGGCATGCCTCGCCGGAAGGATTGGCAAAGCACCGCGAAATTGGCGCATTGGCGTACAAGAATTTTCAGGGGATGGAAAAACCTTGTGCGCACTGCGGCAAGGCTTTCATCACCCGCAAGCTGGGGCATCAGGACATCTATTGTTCCAACGCCTGCAAGTCTGCCGCCCGGCGCAAGTCTGGCGTGGATAACGAAACCCGCCGCTGCGCCTGCTGCGGAGCGGAATTCACTGTCAACAAGTACGCCAAGACCCGCTGTTGCAGTCGCGACTGTGCACGCCGTCTGCGCTACGAGAGAGCGTGCGCCGGTGTATGACCTGATGGTTGCCGACGCCGAAGAATTTTTTGCATCGGGCGTGCTGGTGCATAACTGCCGCCGCGCCTGCGCCCCGTGGGTCGGCGGCGGCGGGGGGGGGGTGGGCGGCGTGGTGGCACCCGCCCGCCGCCGCATGGGCAACAGATTATGAGGACGACGATGTTTTGGGGATTATTCAGTAAGACCAAGCAGCCGCAGGGCAAGGTGCGCGTCAATCCGGTTAAGGCGGGCGCGCAGTTTGTTGTGCCGACCTACTCGCTCTCAGCGTCTGACGTGGACGAGGTGCTTAAGCGCGCCAACCTGACCCGCACCGACCTGCTAAAGCTGCTCTACGATGACGAGATTTCGGGATGCGTTGCCCGCCGTACTGCTGCGGTGATGGGCAATGCCTGGCACATCGAGGGCGACAACACCGACTGGCTCTACTCGGCGGTATCTGCCGTGTACGAGGATGCGGTGCGCATCATGATGCAAGCGCTCTGGGTGGGGTCTAGCATTGGCGAGCTCATCTGGCAGGACGGCGAACAAAAGACCATCCGCGCCGTCGTGCCGCGCGTCATCGAGCAATTCAAGAGCGACGCCGATGGTAATCTGGTTTGGAAATCGCCGAACGGTGGCGAGGTTGCGGTCATCCCGGAAAAAGTGCTGCGTGGATCGGTTAATGTCAATGAGACCAACCCCTACGGCGACGCACTACTCTCCCGTGTCTATTGGGCGTGGTTTGCCAAAAACTACGCCGAACAATTTTGGAACAAGTTTGCCGAGCGCCATGCCTCGCCGCTGACGGTCATCAAGAGCGCGGTCAATACCGCCAATCGTGATGAGGCGCAGCGGGATTTGGCGGCATTGGCAGCGGCCGGTTCGCAGGCGGTGGCCGATGGTGTCGTCGCCATGAGTGAACAGGACAGCATCGAGTTTGTCGAGGCCAACAACGACGGCGCGGCGCATGAAAAATACACCCGCCACCAAATCCAGCGCATCCAGAAGACATTACTGGGGCGGGTGCTGACCTCCGAACTGGAGACCGGCTCACGCGCGGCGCAGGAGACGGACGACGGTTTTACACAGTCTATCGCCGATGCCGACCTGACCTTTGTTGAGCGCGGAATCAACCACATCGTCGCTTGCCTGCTCACCGTCAACGGCATGGATGCCGAGGGCGTGTACTTCACCTACGAGCGAGCGCAGGCGATTGACAAGGGGCGCTGGGAGCGCGATGTGGCTCTGCTCAACACCGGCAAAATCGAGCTGACCGAACAATACTACCTCGACAACTACGGCTTCGAGCCGCAGCATTTTCGGGTGGTCGCGGCTGCGCCAGCCACGCCAAAGCTCTCCCTCTCTCTCTCACAACTGACGCCGGGGGCGCAAGAGGTGGAGGACGGGATTACCGCCGCGCTCAAGGACGCCCCGGAAATGCTCGGCGTTGAGGCCGTGCTGGCTGTCGCCCGTGAGGCACACGATGAGGCAGACCTGATGCGCCGCCTGGTATTGCTTTACGACGACCACGATGACAGCGCCTATACCGACTGGCTGGCGGGCGCGGTGGGGTTGGCAGCGGCGCACGGCGAACGTCCACGCGCCACAGGGGGCCCCCGG